GGAGCACAGGTTCAGGTTCTTGCCTGAAAACATATCCAAGCAGACCTATATGTGCTACAACAAATACTCCACCAACTGAAGCGGCGACGATCTTAAGTTTATTCATGGTTAGAATGGCATGGTGGGACTAGGCACAGCAGGACCAGTTACCTCAGGTACAGATGGCATAGCAGAATCTACCATTGACGGTAGTGCTTCTGTAATTGCTTCAGTGATAGCAGCAGTTGCTTTCTCCCGAGCACCTTCGATTAATGTATCCTTTTGAATGTAAAGATAAGCACCACCCCCTAAGACAGCTAAAGAAACTAAACCAGATAATAACGCGACACCATTAATCAATTTTTGCATCTTTCTTCTCCAATGTAGGTGCTTGCTTGGATTCATCCTTCTTCTTAGAAGGCATGACCCCGAACGTAGCTAAAGTTCCAGTGAACACACTGGCAATAAAAGTTGGATCGATATTTTTCTGAGGAATACCAGGAACAGTTACATAATTAAGAGTCAGAATTGCTGCTGACCAACCAAGAATAATAACTCGGACAAGAGTTGATACACCCTCATCCGCCCACTCAAATTTGTTTTCCTTTTTGGCTTCCTCTTTCTTCTGTGGATTTGATTCCATAAGTAAAGAGTTAGGCAACTTTATTTATCACTCAGCAGTTGCTTCTGGTTCTGGTTCTGGTAATGATGCTTGATATGCTGCTACAACTTCTTCAGTCCAAGTAGCAGCAGCGATGGCAGCAACTCTAGGATCTTCGTTGCTTACATCATCACCAGGATTAATTACATGACGATGGAAAGTAGAAGCAACTTCTGTCCACTTAGTACCTTCATTATTATCTTTAAGAATCTGGTCTCTTCTTCTTACTTGAATACATCCGTTGAGTAGAACTTCAATTTTATCTACTACTGATTTTTCTTGTAATGCCATTAGGATTGTTCTCCAAACTAAACGGGTTTAGGCGTATTATTTATCAGTCAGTAAAATAAGTACAATTAAATCTCATTCCAAAATCTACTGTGGTAATATTATTAATCATAGTATTTTGAAAATTACTTGCTCCAGTGGGGGTGATATGATTTGGGAAGAATGAAGTGCCATCAAATCTATCAAAAGTAACAAATGCCATTCCAGACCCACTAGGACTAACATCTCCCAGGAGAGTACCATTTCCCATATATCTTTGAGATCCTCCAACAGGATGAAAAGATGTCGTATTTACAAAAGGTAAGTTTGATAATCCAGGCCAAGAATTTGTGCCAGTTCCAGTTGTAGCATCGGTTTTGACTTCTCCAGATATAAAAACTTGTCTACCTATTTTAATATATCCAGCTTCTGATACACTATATGATCCATTCCAACCTTTAATTTCTGGAGACCAAGTGCCTTCTTCATAATCATCAAGCACCTCACTAGACATTCCAGCGGCGTTGGCATTAGCAGAGAAGTCAATACCTTTACCAGCACCCATTTGAATGTTGCCAGCAAAGTAGTTAGTGGCATCACTCCATTCTTGATAAACTCCATAGTTGTTTGTAACTGTTAGTCCAGTAGTATTATTTGGTGGTCTTAATCTCAACCCATATAGATTGGTGATGGTTGCGTCTAATGTTCCACTATTAACTACAGATCCCCAAAATGAATTTGTATCGTAGAAATGTGCATTTGTTATATTGACTGTTTTTGTTCCTGCACCGATGGAAAATAAACGAAGAATTGGTGAATAACTCGTATAATTTGTGACATTTACAGTTGATGTTCCGTTTGGCCTTAGAAGCAGCGCGGGACTCGTAACATTGGTAATACTCTGAGTTTCTCCATCGGGTGGACTTAGAGCTATGGTAGTTGCTGCAATAAAGGATGAACTACTTCTACCATTTGCGTTGATGCCTGAATATGAAAAACCATCATTAAACCCAACATACTGTTTACATGTATTTGCGTCTGTCCAATTAAAAGATTGATTAAAACCAGCAAAATATAATCGTTCAATATCACTAGTTGTTCCTGCACTCTTAGTATATGTTCTTTTATCAGCAGTTACAAAATTAAATCCACTAGTAACTGTTTGTGATGTGCCCAACTCTATGTTTACACTATTGCCAGCAGTTACCTGAAAACTACTAGTGGTTGGATAGGTTATTGTATCAGTATCAGAAAGTGAAATTCCTCCAACATCAAGTGTTGTTGATAGTGATGATAAACCTTCTACATGAAGTTTAGATCCTGGGTTAGTCAGTCCGATGCCAACCGATCCACCAGTCCAAACTAGATTATTACTACCATCAATCTCTAACTTATTGCTACCCTCAACTAATCTATCAGCAGGAGTAACACCCAGTCCAATCCACTTAGCACCATCCCATTTGTATGTGATAGATCCTTCCGTAAAAGTATCATTTACACTAGGACTTGCTGGAAATACAATTGCCATTTGATTTTAGATTAGAGATACCCTGATGTATTTATCTAGCTCCAGGTGTTGGAGGTAGACATGGGAAAGCACGAGCTTTTTTAAATGGATCTTCTGCGAAAGCGATATACACTACCGTGCGTCCACTATCTCCCATAGGAGAACCGTTATGACGAACCTTGAAACCATTACTTAAGAAAGAAAAACCAACTTGACCACTGGTATAGTAATTATCCTCGGCATTGTTTTCATTAACTGTAAGTGATCCACCTTCTTCACCATTTACACGGCGTGAAGTGTCAAGAATTATCCAGTCGCCTGCTGTTGTTGTATACCGTGTCATAATAAATTTGGGTTGGAACCCAGTGAATACGAAAACATTATCATTTGCACCATTTCCAGAAAATGACCCTACCCGAGAATACCCTTCGATCGATGTGAAACAGTAAGCAATATAAGTCTGACTTGAGCTGTTTATGGCAGCGACATCTCCCACAGAAAATACTGAACTAGTTGGTTCAACACCATTCCAACGACTGGTATTACTAGTTTCCCATACAGTGTTTAGATTCAATTTACCAAAAGAACTTGCTCCTTGGTCTTTATGATATACTGACCAATCATTAGTACCATTTCTTCTCTTTGCCCATATCATCTCTGGTGCTTTCCCGAGACCATGAGCTACCGTTCCAGAACTACTAATTCCCGTATAGGAAACCACAGATATGCCAGCGGTTGCGTTGACTCTACATGTAGATGATATGGTTCCACCAGCTGGAGTAGTGTTAGATTCTGAAGCATCCCAAATCCAGGCACAGTATTTTACACCATCATCATTTACTGAGTTGTTTCCATTAAGAGTAAATCCATCTGAACCACTGAAAGTAGTAAGAGTAGTGTTGGCAATGTCTTCTGCTTGCGCGTCTACGTTAGGAAGGAGTCTTAGTCCAGGTCCTCTAACTGTGTCAAACAAATGGAATGAATTTGTACTATCTCTGTCTTTAATCAATACCATGTCTGGACTAAACCCAGTCAAGATATCATTAGTTTCTGATTGACCATCACCAGAATTACCAGTGTAAGTTCTTACTGTGAATACAGATCGTGGATCAAGAATATTTGAATCAGGTAAATTTGCTGTATTTAAACTCTTGAAACCTGCGGGAGCAGGATACTTAAATTTTGTCTGCCCAAAGTTCCATTCGGCAGTGTAAGTTCTACCACCTCCACCACCATCAGCTCCAAAACCAAAGAAGAATTCATGATCTGTTGAGATTGTGACTGGTGACCCAGTAGCCGTTCCATTCTTAAACCACTGGATCGTTCCAGTTGGACTATCTAAGTCAACTGCTATACCAATACAATCACCATCTGCCCAAGAAACACCATATGATTGCACAAGTCCTCCTGGTGAGCAGAGTTTGGCATCAGCTCTACAATTATATGTTGTTCCATCATTTTGATAATATCCTGATGCGTTTTGAGAAAATATTCCAATAGCAAAATCTATATCACCATCAGATGCTCTAGTCGTGACACATTCACAATACCATTTGCCAGTTTTAAAACCAATAGTTGAAGGAACATATCCCCTGTTGCCAGATGAACCAGATGGCGCACTTGAATTACCGCAAGTTAAGTTTCCATCCTCTACGAAATATTCTGATTTAGTTTTTCCAATTGGATTCATGGTAGCGTAATTTCCTACAACAGATCCGCCAGGATCAGCACCAGTAGATGCCGTGCCATTGGTAGGAGAATCTTTATGTGCATCAGATCCACCATAGATAGTATTTACATTACCACTAGTATATGGTATCGACCAAAACTTTAGATCTCCATCTGGAAATTCAAATGTTGCGGTAGAAGTAGGTGTTGCTGGATCTCCATTACCTGCATAAGTACCAGTTCCAGGATCAATCCAGACTTTATTGTTTGTCGTGTCTACAACAAACTTCCAGATATTTGATGCATTAGTAGTATTGAGTCCAGATGCTGTGCCACCATTAATACCACCAGGACCACCAGATGATGCATTAGGCGAGTTTACATAACCAGCTACTGTTCCATTTGCTGTTGCAAAGTCTCCGTATGTTGACACATGATTATTATAATCACCGCCCTCATTTCTGTAACCTAATGTATTTCCTCCCTGTTGGGAGGAGTGAGTTGATTGATATGAATGTCCAGAATCCGAGAAGAACCAAGTTGATGTTGAACCGCTTGCTTGGTGATATAAAACATGCTGTCCACTATTATTTGTAAAATTCAAAAATGCATAATTACCATAACCACCAGCTCCAGTAATAGTTGAAACTCCAGAAGATGCATTACTATTATCACCTACAAAATTGCCGACAGTTGCATCTGCTTTAGATTCTATATTATTTACAGTAAAATCATTATTATTAGAACTAATATCAGTACCACCGTCTGCAAAATCCAAGTGGAAACCTTCAGATCCATAAACATGGGCTTCTGTAATTCCATCCCTAAGAATTTGTCCATCAACTGCTATAGCATAGAAAGTGTTACTACTTCCACTACCACTAATATAACCAAGTTCAATCTTGGTAATTGTTCCAGTAAAGTCAAGAGTCCACCAACCATTTGTTGTAGTTGTTGCCTCTACTTTAAGAGCATCACTACCATTGATTCTCATTGTAGCAGTGCTAGCACCATTAGCACTCCAGAATGAAACTTGCTTGTGACAAGTAATAGAAACACCATCAAGAGCAACATAGTAATTAGTGTTGCTTTTCAAAAGTGTTATACCACCAGAAGTAAGACTACCAGCAAACAAAGCACTAGCAGAACCACTTTGCTTAACACTATCTGGATCAGATGAAGAATTACTCCAAGTGATTCCAGCATTTACACTGGTTCCTGTGTACTCTATAGGTTGCCAGCAACCATAAGAATCAGTCTCACCAAAACTCGCAGGTCCAAGTGCTAATCCATCTACAAGTTGTATGTCAGCTAAATTAAAATCAGCATGTGCAGAAGGGCTATTTGTTCTGTCTCTACCAATTAAAAGATTACCCGAATAAAGTTGTGTATTTAAAGCAATAGTTTTATCACGAACTCCATTCACAAAGAGGTTGAAGTGAGTGCCAGTGTTGTTTATTACGATATGATACCATGCCGAAGGGTCACGGTAGATACCATTAGATTCAAAAACATTACCACTGTTAGTATTAATTTTGATTTTGCTATTGGTGTCAACATAATAAAAGAATCCAGTAGAACTCTCAGTGACAAAAGTATCATCACGAGCTTCACCATGACGCTTCATCCAATACGAAAATGTAAAGGTAGTGACATTTCCAATGGATTTCGTCAAGTGAGAAGAATCATCACTTTCAAATCTAAGAGAATTATTAATAGAGTAACCGCTTCCTCCACCACCACCGCCTCCTCCGCCTCCGCCTCCACCAGAGGCGAGGTCGTTCCACTGAGTTCCATCGTAATATCTAATTTTATCAGTGTCCGTTTTGTAATACAGATCACCAGCTTCTGCTGTAGTAGGATCCGTTGTCCCTATAGGCAATCCAAGTCTGTCGGATCTACCCTCGCTACCTTCACTATTGCTTCCAACGATTAGTGGTGACATATCTCTTTTAGTTTAAATCGGACCAGGCAGAACCATCATAGACTCTGACTTTATTTGTATCGGTATTATAAAATAAATCTCCCACCTCAGCAGTAGAAGGATCAGTTGTTCCAGTAGGAAGTTTTGTTCTATCTCCTCTAAAGATAGTTCCAGTTGCAGTACCTATTTGTGCTGGCATCACTGAACCTCCGTAAGGTTGAACTTATACTTCTTACCGCTTCTCCTATTTATTAAGAAGAGGTCGTCTTCACCCTCTTGAATTGTGTACTGACCCCAGGTTCCATCTACATCATTAGCACCACCCTCGTTAGATAGTTGAAGGTCAGCAGAGTAGATGTTCGCCCAACGATTAGATGCTGAACCAAGATCTCTCGTAGCATCTGCTTCTGGTTCAAAGTTTCCTGTTACAGTGGCTCCCGTAT